ATGCATCGTCTGTGACCTATGTCCGCACCCTCGGTGTGGGTGACGGTCTCAAGAACAATGCAGACGGAAACCTGGCAGGATCGGTAACAAACGCAGGTTTCGTGGTTGGTGAAAACCAGCCCGACGTTGATCTTGACGGTCTGCTCGAAGGAAACCCATATGCGGTCTCCGGTAGCAACAGCGTCTCGGGTAGGACGTATGTCTTGGGTTGCTTCATGTCTGAATCTGTCGGATCGACAGTGTTCAGCCAAGCAGGTCTCCAAGGTGCTAAGGGCGTCACGCCTGGAGCAACTACGGCTGTTCCGATCGTCCGTGGTGTGTTGATGGCGGCTTCGGGCGTCATCCTTCGTCTGTCATCGTCATTCGGTGGCACAAACACAGCACCGGCAACGAACAATCCGGCAACGAACGGAAACTCACACGGCTCGCACCTCGGCCACGTTGCTCTGATGAAGAACGGCGAAGCTCGACAGGAGTTCGTGATGTTCCTCAACGGTCACATCGGTGACGATGCTCTGTATCCAAACGTTGTCACGGCATCGTTTGATATGACTTCGCCAAACTACTTTGTGAACGTGTTGAACACTGACCCACACAAGTACCAGCAGGCGGGTCACCTTCTGTACACACACTGGGACATTCACCCAAACCTTGCGGTTGTCACGGGAACGGGTCTCGTTCACGCTGTCTCGGGTGCTTCTGCAACTGCGACCGCAGTGTCGGGTTACGAAGCCTGTGCATTTATCACGACTGGCTCACGTGGTCGCAATGTTGGTTCAGACACTGTACCAAATTACGAAAACTTCGAGTACCGTTACACCTCAGCCAAGTCTCCTTGGATTATCTCGCAGCGCTTTGGCGGTTCTGAGACCAATCTCTTCAGGCTTCACGCTCTTGATGCTGGTGCTGATGTTTCAACGATCTACAAGATCTCGATTGAGAACATCGTTCCATCGTCTGATCCCAACGACAAGTTCCCAAACTTTGACGTTGTTCTCAGGGATTGGGCAGACCGTGACACTGAAGTCAAGCCTCTTGAGCAATGGAGAGGTGTTAACCTCAACCCAGGTTCTGACCGATACATCGCGAAGGTGATCGGCGACATGAATGCCTTCTACGACTTTGATCGTATGGAGTCAGCACAGAAGTTGGTCGTAGAAGGAAACTACCCAAATGCTTCTGCTTACGTTCGTGTTGAAGTAGCATCTGCAGTCGAGAATGAAGACATTGATCCGGAGTCATTCCCAATGGGATTCCGTGGACCGGCTCACTTGGTGACTTCGGGTTCCATGCCTCTATCATCGCCAGCTGGCACACAGGTCTCTGTCACTTCAGTCCTTAATCGTGCAGTGACTCCTCCTCTTCCAATGAGAAGCGATATCACTGCAGGTACAGGCGCGAAGAAGGTTGTGAACCCTCTTCTCTACTGGGGCATGCAATTCGAACATGCAACTTCGACCGACACTCCAAACGCTTCTACGTTGAAGAATGAATCGCTTGAGGCATTCGCAAAGTTCTTCCCAGATTTCATGACAGCTACGATGAATGTCGTAGTTGGTGATAACGAGGGCGATGCAGATACCGATGAAAACGGCATCATTGATGCTGATAGGTTCTGCAGGAACAAGTTTTCGCTGGAAAACATCCAAGTGACAACGGGTTCTGCTGGCACTGCCGATCCTGCGAAGTGGGACGAGGCTGTCTACGTCAGAGACGGAAACATCTCTACGAACGAATCGAACAAGACTCGTAAGATCACGATCAACGATTTCACTCAGGCAAATCGTAGGTTCATGAAGTTCAGCCTTCTCATGCAGGGTGGATTTGATGGTACCAACATCTTCGATCGTGATGAAGCTGAACTGACGAACTTCGCTGTCAATGCTGACATGGAAGACGCAAACCGCGGACTCAATGATGGACCAAACGTCAAGGCTTACGCCAAGGCGCTGGAAATCATGAGAAATGTTGTGAACGTAGACATCAGCTTGCTCGCTGTTCCAGGAATCAGGAACCAAGTGATCCAAGATGCAGGTATCGCTGCGGTTGAAGACAGGTTTGACGCGATGTATGTTCTCGACATTGAGCAATACGATGTTGACAATATCAAGGTGACATCTGATGATCAGGTCCCATCTGTTGACTACACGGTCTCAGCATTCCTCGAGCGTGCAATCGATACTTCGTTTGCTGCAACGTACTTCCCAGACGTCGTCATCCAGGATCCAAACACGAAGACAAACGTGGTAGCACCTCCATCGGTTGCAGTCATGGGCGCTCTGGCACTCAATGATAACCTGCAACACCCATGGTTCGCTCCAGCTGGTTTCACTCGTGGTGCTCTTGCTACGACTCTTGAAGCTCGCGTCAGGTTGTCAAAGGACAACATGGACACGCTTGCAAACGCAAGCATCAACCCTCTCACAGCATTTCCAGGTAATGCAACTGCGGGTACCAACCCAAAGGGTGGCGTTGTTGTGTGGGGCCAGAAGACGCTTCAACAGCACGCTTCGGCTCTCGACCGTGTGAACGTTCGTAGACTGCTCATCGAACTTCGTAGGATGGTTCGTGAAGTTGCACAGACCGTCATTTTTGAGCCAAACAGAGAATCAACGCTCGCAGCAATCACTGCAGCACTTACGCCGAAGTTCCGCAAGGTGCAGGCACTGTCAGGTCTCAACAAGTTCAAGATTGTCTTTGATGCATCGACAACGACGCAAGCTGACATCGAGAACAACACCATTCGTGGTAAGATCTTTGTGCAGCCAACAAAGACGATCGAAAACGTATTCATCGATTTCGTAGTCACGAACAACAACGCAGTCGTCGGCTGATGAGAGAAAACAATGAAAGTTGCTAAAAGCGTACTCAACAAGATCGTAAACGAGGAATACTCTAGAGCCGTCTCGAGGAGAAAGAGAGCCACTCAATCTCTGACAGAAGGTGCTGGAAAGCCTGGGTTTGCACACCACCTCGCGACAGTCGAGGCTGATGATCTTGTAGAATTTGCGAATCGCTGGGCCAAATCAGGAAAATTCATCCAAGAAAACGTCCAACAGATGTTGACTGGCGAGTTTGGTGATCTTGACCCTGCAGCAATCCAAGAAGCTCGTGGCCTTCTCGAGGGTTTTCACCCAGACCTCGATGAAGCATTTTCTGAATACGAAAAACACGTCAGTTGGGATGACTGAGAAGATAGTCAGATACTTACATGACAGGAGATTACCACGATGGCTACTGAAACCCTTGACGTGACGTCAATGCTTCCGAATCAATTTCAACCAAAGTCGTCCAACCAATGGATCATGATGATTGAAGGACTCGATGCATTCGTATTGAAGACGGCGACTCGTCCAAAGATGAAGACAGAAGAAGTTCCGATTCCTTGGATGAACTCGACCCGATACGTTGCGGGAAAGACAACGTTTGAACCAGCGGAAGTAACGCTGTTCGATCCAGTTGCACCATCTGCAGCACAGCAGGTCATGGAATGGGTCAGGCTTTGCTTTGAAGTTGTCTCGGGCCGTGCCGGTTATGCAGACTTCTACAAGCGTGATATCCAACTCAAGCTCGTAGATCCAGTTGGAACTGTCGTTGAACTTTGGGATGTCAAGGGCGCTTTCTTGACAGACATCGATTTTGGTGAGCTGACATATGAAGAACAGAAGCCACTCGAAATCAAACTCACAATTCGGTATGACGTGGCGGTTTTGCAATTTTGAGTATTGCACTGTCATAGCTATACATCACGGGGTCCATGTGTACAGTCATCCACATGGACCCTTTGGTCGTTAAATGTCACAGTTGCGATCGTGAATTCTCTTCGTTAGAATCACTGTCAAAACACTCGTCTCGCATCCACAAACTTTCTAGCCGAGAAACATACGTTCGTATTGTTCTCAATGGTCAGGAACCTGTTTGTACATGTGGATGTGGTGAAGTTCCGAAGTATTGGAACATCGAAAAGGGTTTCTCTTCTTATCGTCCTGGTCACCAAGCCCGAATCAAGAACAATTGGGGACATAATCCCCAAGCACTTGAAAAAAGTCATCAAACGAAATCTGAGATGTATGAGCGTGGTGAACTGATTGCATGGAACAAAGGCTTGACAGTCGAAACTGATGAACGTGTCGCATCATACGGTAAAACGCAATCTGAAAACATTACTGATGAAGATCGAAAAAGAAGATCATTGCAAATGTCTGCACACCGTAAGGAAGGAATTATCCCAACGCTTTACGGCAAAGATCACTCACAATGGAAAGGTGGCGTTTCTGCCTTACAACCTTTATGTCGATCTCGATTGCATTCACGATGGGTATATCCCAAACTGAAAGCGTCGAACTTCACGTGTCAAGAGTGTGGAAAACAAAGTGATTTGTGCGTACACCATGACAAAGAAAGGTTCGCGGCAATCCTTCAGAAGGCTATCAAAGAATTGGGAGAACATAATGATGATCCCGATAAGAGTTCTGAAATAGCAGAGTGGGTCGCTCAGTATCACGTTCAACATGATGTCTCGGGAATTGTGTTATGTGAAGGATGTCACGAAAAAGCTCATGCTTCAACATTGATGTCTTGAATACACTTTGTGCTTTCCTACCTAATATGAAGTGGGGTGTCATGAAACAGTCGTTGATCGAGTCGTTCAATCAGATTCCAAGTGAAAATTTGGACAAGATCACTAAGCTGTTTCACCGTTGCAATCGGTCGCTGTTTTTGGGAGAGATCTCGTCAGAGATAGGTTGGAGCTTGGAAAGAACCCAGATGATGGTCGATGTTCTTGTGGAAAAGAACGTTTTGAGGGGTGCAACACACGATGAACTACGTGTGTTGGGAGTACCAACTGACACGAATGTCTATGTTTTGGTAGGTCGTGCTTCTCTTACACTTGCGTCTTGGTAAACGGTAAGAGGAATTTGGCTATCGCGTATTTACGTTGTGGACACCATGTTTTACGGTAGTTCACAGCAAGGAATTTTTACGCATGTCAGATGAACGCGAGACTAGAAACGCAGTGTTTTCAGCAGCAGCTCCCGGAGCGCCTGTACAACCACAACAGAACAGCAATGATGATCTGCTCGATATCCCAGTTGAGCTAGCACCGTTGCCATCGAGCGGCATTGTTTATCCTGCTGGTTCAGCCTTCTCAGGCAAGGAAGCAGTCGAGATCAAGGCAATGACAGCGCGCGAAGAAGACATCTTGACTTCTGCAGCACTTGCCAAGAAGGGCACGATCTTGACTGAGCTGATCAGGTCATGTCTCATTGAGAAATCTGTCGACCCAGCTGACTTGCTCGTGAGCGATCGTTATGCATTGCTTTTGACGATCAGAGCTGTGGGTTATGGAACTGAGTACGAAGAAGACGTCACGTGTTCCGAGTGTGACGTGACGAAACCACGAGTTTTCAACCTCGCCAGCTTTCCGATCAAGAGACTCGATATTGAGCCAGTCACGCCAGGTTCAAACTTGTTCTCTTTCACACTGCCAAAGTCACAGAAACACATCAAGTTCAGGTTCTTGACCGGACGCGACGAAGAAGACATGCATGCCGTGACAGAACGTCAGAAGAAGCTTGGCATGGTATTTGACACAAACATCACCACGACGTTGATCAGATCGATCGTATCCGTCAATGATGTGTCTGATAAGACGAGGATTGCAAGATTCGTCCAGAACATGCCAGCCCAAGACTCGCTGGCACTTCGAAAGTACATGGGAGATCACCAACCTGGCGTGCTGTTTAGGCAACAGCTCACGTGCCCTGCGTGCGGCCATGTCGAGGAGGTGAACATGCCTATGGGCATGGGATTTCTTTGGCCTCACGCCAAGGGATAAGATCAATCTCATCCTAGAGCCTGCATTTCTTCTCGTGTATTACGGAGGTCTGACGTGGACGGAAGTCTACCACATGCCCGTTTCACACAAGAGGTGGTGGCTTGATCGTCTGAAGAAAGAGTTACATCCAGAGAACTCTGATAATAAGCCCCTGCCGTCATCTCGCGCCCTGCACCAGAATTCACCTGATGTTCGTTCTATGCAGGGAATGAACCGCGCTCAAGTTCCTTCTCGTCTTCGACGATTCACATAGTTATTGCGGATGTCAAACGGGCTAAAGTACTACTGCGACAACCAGAGACATCTTGTGTGCATTCCTTACTCAGTTGAGAATTTGCACAAGATGGCCGACGACTTGAACATCAGTCGTTCATGGTTTCACAGAGGTGCGTCATATCCTCACTATGACATTCCGAAGAAACGTATTGCTGAAATCACGGCAAAATGCACTCTCGTTGCCCCTCGAGACATCTTGAAAATCGTCAAAGGCGACTACATGGAAACCAATACAGACAAGCCTGAAGGTGTTAACGAAGCCCGTTTGAACACACACGGCAAGATTCTTTTCAGTGCGATCTCTGCATGGTTGTTGGGAAAAGAACCCAAATTGAAGATCAGGGGAACGAAGTCCCAGATCCAGACGATGGCTCACACTTTGAGAGCTCTCAAGGACTTCCACGAAGAGATGAAAAAGCCAGACGCTGACGTAAAGACAGTGATGAAGAAGCTCGGAATCAAGAACGCGGAAGTGAAGAAATTTGAGCAAGTCTTCGGCATCAAATGGCCAGCGCAGCTCTGATCGAGCTTACTTACGCAGTGTAGGTGAATAGTGTCTAGCATTGACGACCTTACGGCGCAACTTGGCCTGATGAACAAGATCAACGCAGCGATGCAATCAATTGCATCGAATGCAAAGTCTGTTAAGTCGGCGTACGAGTCACAGCTCGAGCTTGCTCAAAAAACCATGCAAGTGATGAACCAGGTCGCCAATAGCGGGGCGAGTGGTCAGTTGTCTTCGTTTGGCGAACAGATCATGTCGACTGTTCAGCAGTTGGATGGGATAAACTCAGATCCATTCGCTGAACTTGCTCAACAGATAACTGGCGCGTCTGGTGCTGTCGACACTTTGGGATCAAAGTTCTTCAAAGCAGGCATTGCTGCCACGACCGGAACGACTGCGATCAAGGGGTTGAATCAACAGTTAGCTGGGATCAATTCAGATCCATTCACCGATCTTGCACGGCAAGCAATGGGTGCAGGTGGTGCAGTAGACCTTTTGGGAACAAAGATCCGCAAGATGACGTTGGCTGCGGCTTTGGGTGCCGCAACGATCAAGGGATTTGTCCAAGGTTTTCGAAACGTTGTTGCGCTTGGCAAGGGCGTCTTTGGTTTTTTGAAGGGTGCAGCTGATTTAGTGTTCTCTTTGACAGCTGCAATCATATCCATTCCCTTTAAGATCCTTTCGAATTTCATGGACATGGCTGTATCGAACACAGCCGGTATGAATGCTTTGAGAGAGCAGATTGAAGCTGTTCGTAAGGTCTTTGGTGATCTGAAAGGACCTGCTGCATCTTCCATCTTGACAACAACGAAGACTTTGAAGGGATTCTCAGATACGGGTCTACGTGCGTGGAGAGTCTTTGGAACGCTTGCTGAACGTTTGCAGGCCGTCAGAGAAGTCGCGACAGAGATGGGCGCGAGCTTTGACATCTTCACACAAGAGTTCAAGGAAAACGGCGGAGCTTTGCTAGCATACCAGAAGGGTCTGGGTGTCACAAATGAGCAGATGAAGGCTTTGGCATCTAGGTCTATCACGACTGGCAAGACAATGTCGAAGGTCATGAATGATGTGACCAAGCAGACGTTGGGTTTGGGCAAAGCATTCGGTATTGATCAAAAGCTGATCGGCAGAGACATGGCAGCTGCCATCAAGGATGTCAAACACTTCGGTCAGACGACTGTCAAAGAGATCGGTGTAGCAGCTGTCTATGCTCGTAAGTTGGGTGTAGAGATCGACAAGATCGTTGGAACACTCGATGCATTCGAAACGTTTGACCAAGCAGCAGAGAACTCTGCGAAACTGTCACAATCATTCGGCGTGCAGGTTGATGCGTTTAAGTTGATGGAAGCACAGAATCCAGCCGAACAGATCGAAATGTTGCGTAAGCAATTCAAGTCTGCAGGTCTGGACGCTTCTACGTTCAATAGACAACAGGCAAAGCTGCTTGCGACTTCTACAGGATTGAATGAAGAAGTCGTTAGACAGGTCTTCTCTGCGAAGAACTATGGAGTCTCTCTCGACAAGATCCAAAAGAAGAGCGAAGTGCTCGAGAAGCAACAGCTGTCGCAACCTGAAGCAATGTCGAAGTTGGCTGATTCGATCGAAAGACTCGTCAAAGATGGGCCTCAACTCAAGGCAAGTTTCTTTGACATGTTCATGGAAGGCATCGATCGTGGCATCAGGAGATCACCTGATTTCATGCGTTTGATGAGAAACATCAGGCAATCTCTTCGGACAGTGATGCGCGCTGGTGTTGAACTGGGTCGATTCTTTGTTGAAAACTTTGCTGGTG